AGTTGTTACTGTTATTGCTATGATAGCTGCTCTATTATACTATTTATATCCTGAGAGATTTCATAATGCATTGAGAAATGCAGGGAGTCTTTTTGAAACTAATCCTCTAGAAAAATTTAAGTCTTATCTTTTTAAAGATAAGTTTGAGGGTAAAGAGAAAATCATTTATGGGTTTGAAGGGAAATTTGAATCTTCTGTTGCTCACAACGCCTTTAAATCTTCTAGATTTGGGGGTAAACACTCACATTTTAATCATCATGGTAGTCCTACTGAGAATGATAAGTATGTAGAACGTGAAAATGTTGAATTACATCCCTCTGATGATCCCAATGTTAAAAGTTGGAGAAAACAGGAGGATAATGCAATGGATGTTCAAGCAGATGAACCACAATCAGCAAATAAGGCTCGTCAAGAGCAAATTATGGAAAAGATTCGTGAACAACAGTTCACTAGGACTGATGTTAGTCGGATTCCTAATTTCAAAGGAATGCGTAATGCAATTTTTTCAAGACTTCTTAGGAGGGATTGGAATGAAAAAGAGGATGTTGATGAAACTGAAGTTAGTTCGGATCTCGAGGCAGTGTGTAAAGCATTAGAGGACTATGAGTCTTTGAAGCAAGCTTCGCAAGAAGTTAATAATACACAAAATAAAAGAATACAAGATTTGGAGGCCAAAGTTAAAGGCCTTGTTGAGCAATCAACTAAATTACGAGAAGAGAACGATGTTCTTAAAAAACAACAATCTGGGCAAAAACATGAAGCGCAAGCTGATATTTTTGACCGCTCAAAGAATTATACTGAGGATGAGTATAAAAAACTTAAGCCACATGAGCAGAAGAAAGTTGATAGGTATCGTAAAAATAAACAAAAGACTGAGAAGAAAAAAATAACAAAGAAATTTGAAGGTGCACAGAAATGTGGTCCTAATTGTAAAGGTATGAAAGTTGTTAGTAAGACCGCTAATGAAATGGTATTCAAGTGTGAATGTAAAACCAGTGATTCATTTGAGGCAAAACAGCCTAATGCTATTCTTGTCGAGTTAAACTCTTCATGTAAACAAATTCATCTTTGTGAAAATCAAATATATGTTAGACAAATTACCGGCGATCCTATTGGTACATGTATTCCTTTTAAGGATACAAAAGGTGATAAGTGGATTTTATTTAACAATCATTTCATGGGGCCGAATTACAACCAACCTTTTATTAAGTTTGGTGAAACTGTAATTGAGCTTAAAAATAACTCATTAGTGCAAAGGTTTAAGAAAACTGATGTATGTAGAGTACCCATTGCAAAAGATTCTCAAGTTAGGTGTTTACGCTTAGCTGAATTGCCTGAAGAATATGCAAATATTGTTCATTGCTTTACTATAATCCATGAAGCTCCTCAAATGAGCACAGGTACAGCAGTTGTAAAAGGAACTGATAAATCAGGGACATACCACCATTATACTAGTAATTATTACTCAGTAGGTGGTTTCTGCGGATCTGCCATCTCTATAGATGGTTCCTGTGTTCATGGTCTTCATTACCATACGAACGGCGAAGGGAAAGGAAATAATTTTATGGGATTTACTGCTGAGCTTTTTGCTTGGCTTGTTAGCCCACGTGCTTGAAGGTGCCTTGCACCAAACTCAGTCTGGGAGGGTGCAGGGATAAAACCAGACAAATATCTAACATTCGATGGAATGTTAGATTTCTTTGAGTGCAAACCCGAAAGGGTAGAAGCCTTTCCATATAAATATATGCAATTGGTCTGTGACAGCAATTACAGGAGACAATACAAAAAAACCGGTCAATGTTGGGAAGAAATTTTTGACAAAGACTGGGATAGTTACCGTCTCCAAAACAAAGTAGATTGCGAGCTAATCGAAAGAAATTCCGATTACTTCCGGGCCGTACCGATTTTAGATAACGTTAATGCACAAATCCTTAAATGTGATAAAGAACCTAAGTGGCCAAAAAATCATGCAATGGATATTACAATGAAGTTAGCACATAGCTATTTTAAAATGTTAAGCTCAGAAGCTAGTCATGTTACTAGTGAGCACTCCTATGATTTAGGCACATCACCTGGGCTTCCTTTGAACAAGAAAGGATATAGGACTAAGCGCCGAGTTCTTGAAAAAGCAAAAAAACTCCTTGAGAAATTTGCTTTTGATCTTAATTATGACGATATAGCTTGCTATAACGATAAAAATGAACTCTTAAGCCGCGAAGATCTTGACCGTAAAAAAGTTAGAGGTATTTTTGGTTCAAGCTTCCATGGAGTGTATAGGGAGAAATTCTTATATGGTCGTCAAAATGCTGCTATTTTAGCAGCTCACGAACACTCTTGGATTAAATATGGCTTTGTAAAACAATATGGGGGTTTTACTACCTTCATCCAGTCTCTCGAAAATAGGACTTTCAGGTGGGAATCTGATTGTTCGGGTTATGATAGGAGTATTTTTCTTAAGTATGTTTATGAGTTGCGTAATGCAAACATCATAAATGCCGATGAATACTCTGAACTCATAGCTAAAGTAACAGAGAATAATGTAAATCCTTTGGTTTTATTACCCAATGGCTATGTGGTTAGAAGGATGACTGGTAATAATTCTGGAAAGAATAATACTACGACTGACAATAGCATAGCTCATTGGCTCATTAACGTTTATCTTTTTGTTAAACAATTAATTAAATTAGGTGTAGAAGACAAATTTATAACTTTAACGAACATTTTTTCCCGTGTAAATATGGGAATTTATTCTGATGATAAAATTGGTTCCTTCAATTTAGAAGACTTTGGATTTGACTCTCCAGAAGAGTTCCTCGAATATGAAAGAGGTGTTTATGCAGAATTTGGACTGGAATTAAAAGC